ATCACCCGCTCGGGCACGACCGCGACGGTGACGACTGCGACGGCGCATGGCTTCAGCACCGGACAGAAGGTGGTGATCAGCGGCGCTACGCAGACCGACTACAACGGCGCCTTCACGGTCACCGTGTCGAGCACCACCCAGTTCACCTACACGGTGGCCAACAGCCCGGCGACGCCCGCCACCGGCACGATCCTGGCAGCCGCTGGAGACATCACCGATCTGGTGGCGCTGGCCGGCGTGGAGCGCGTCAGCTCGGCGACCGATGCAGAGTTCATCTTCACCAAGCCTGACGGCACGCAGATCCGCGGCGCGGACAATGCCCGCATCCAGCTGGCTGAGGACGTGAACGTGCCGCTCACCATGTCGGCAGTCCTGCGCGGCACCACGACCGAGAGCCCCTACCTGTTCGCCGGCACCCAGGCGGTCTACGGCAACCTCGGCGAGACCGGCACCTATGTCACCCGCGCGGTGCCGTGCGCCGCCAGCGCGAAGGTGTCGGTGACGTTCGAGTCGCTGATCCCCGGCGGTGCTGGCGTCACGGTTGAGATCCAGAAGAGCGACAGCACCTGGCAGACGGTCACCCAGACCAGCAGCTCCGCCGTGGGCGATGGCTGGACTGAGCAGGTGTTCACGGTCGCCAGCTTCACCGCTGGCGGCAGCACCACTCGCGCCAGGATTACGCTGAGCGGGACTGCAGCCGCCAGGCCGCAGGTCCGGCAGCTTCGCATGGTGGTGATCTGATGCCGATCAACGACGTCACCGCAACGCAGGGCTTCCAGAAGCCCAACGCCGCGAACCTCCTCAGTGAGGATGTGGTGCGGCTGCGCGCGGCGCTCGATGCGCTGGACAGCGAGATCAACGCGCTGGAGCAGCAGAAGGCCAACCTGGCCAGTCCGGCGTTCACCGGCACGCCTGCAGCTCCAACGCCGGCTGCTGACGACAACAGCACCAAACTGGCGACGACGGCGTTTTACATCGGCCAAGGCGGCACCGTGCTGCCGCTGATGGCTGGCACGGCGACGGCGGGCATCTCAGCGCGGTTTGCGCGTGCTGATCACGTCCACCCGACCGACAGCAGCCGGGCGCCGCTGGCCTCGCCCACCTTCACGGGCACGCCTGCTGCGCCGACCGCAGCAGTGGACACGAACAGCACGCAGCTGGCGACGACAGCGTTCGTGATCGGCCAGGGCTACCTGAAGGCCTTGGCTGCCAGCAGCACCTATGCGCCCTTGGCGTCGCCCACGTTCACCGGCACGGTGAGCCTGCCGGCGGTTGGCTACAGCGGCGCGAGCAGCACCAGCGCCACCGGTGCATGGGCGATCCCGATCGGCACCACGGCGCAGCGCGCTGCTCCGGCAGCTGGCGCTGGCGTGCGGTTCAACAGTTCGATCGGCGCCTTCGAGGGTTGGAGCGGCACCGATTGGCTGACCCTGGGGCAGGGCGCCACCGGCGGCGGCAGCGACCAGATTTTCCAAGAGAACGGACAGACCGTGACTCAGAACTACACGATCCCGACGGGACGCAATGCGATCAGCGCCGGGCCGATCACCGTGGCGTCAGGCGTCACGGTGACGATCAGCGCAGGCTCTGTGTGGGTGGTGGTCTGATGGCGCTTCGACTGGGTGGTGATGGCGGCATCGACGGACTGCACCTGCAGTTCCAGTCGCCCGATGGTGCGCAGCGCTCAACCTTACGCGACGGCATCCTGGAGACCGAGACAACCCCACCGGAGACACCGCCTACGCTGGCAGAGAAGCTGGCGAGGATCGGCGTGACGGTGGATGAGCTGCGAGCTGCGATCCTGGGAGGCGGGAAATGAGCGTCAGGCTTCAGGGTGCAACGAGCGGCTATGTGGAGCTCGATGTGCCGGCGGTTGCCGATGGCCAGCGGTACGAGCTGCCAGGCGACATCGGCATCCCCGCCGGCGCGGTCATGCAGTTTGCCGGCAACGTAGCCCCCGCCGGCTGGCTCAAGGCCAACGGTGCAGCGATCAGCCGGACGACCTACCCAAGGCTGTGGGCATGGGCTCAGGCATCCGGCAACCTCGCCGCCAGCGAAGGTGCAAAGCAGGCCGGTCAATTCGGGCCTGGCAATGGCAGCACGACATTCACAATCCCTGATCTGCGCGGCGAGTTCGTGCGCGGTTGGGATGACAGCCGTGGCGTGGATTCTGGGCGAGGGATTGGTAGCGCGCAGGCGCAGGATTACCAGAGCCACGGGCACGGCGTCACGGATCCTGGGCACGCGCACTCGTCGACCGTCATCACTGGCCCTGGTGGTGTGAACTATGCAGGCAACTATGCCGCTGGACTTCATTCCTCAGCTGGACCTGTTGCTTGGGCTACAGCACCAGCTGTCACCGGCATCAGCATTCAGAACAGCGGCGGCACCGAAACCCGCCCACGCAACGTCGCGTTGCTCTACTGCATCAAGGTCTGATCTATGAGCACCGTTCGCACCGCTGCACTCCAGCACCCCAGCGCCACCAGCGCCGCCCTCACGCTGAACAACACCGGCTCGGCTGATGTCGCCGCCGCCACAATCAACAGCGGCCCGCTCGCGGGCTTCCGCAACGCTGTCATCAACGGCAACTTCGATCACTGGCAGAAGGCCACCTCACACGCGACCACCGGATACGGCAGCGCCGATCGCTGGGTGAACGCCATCAGCGGCAGCGCCAGCACGATGAGCCGTCAGTCCTTCACCCTGGGCCAGACCGATGTGCCTGGCAATCCGCGCTACTTCTGCCGCGCTGCTGTCACCTCCGTCGCTGGCGCCAGCAACTACGCGATCCTGATGCACCGCATCGAGGACGTGCGCACCTTCTCCGGCCAGACAGTCACCGTCAGCTTCTACGCCAAGGCTGATGCGTTGCGGTCGATCGCCATCGAGTTCGTTCAGTCCTTCGGCACCGGCGGTGGCGGCAGCGCTGATGTGAGCGCCATCGGCTCGACCAAGTTCTCTGTCGGCACCGCCTGGCAGAAGATCACGCTGACGGTCACCATCCCTTCGATCACCGGCAAGACGCTCGGCGCAGCAGGCGACGACCACCTGGGCCTCTTCATCTGGCTTGATGGTGGCAGCAGCTGGAACAGCCGCAACGGCGCCCTTGGCCAGCAGTCCGGCACGTTCGACATCGCGATGGTGCAGATCGAGCCGGGCAGCTTCGCCACACCGTTCGAGCAGCGTCCTCGCGCCACAGAGCTGGCGCTGTGCAAGCGCTACGGGCAGTGGGTGCCGTTCAACATGCTGTTTTATGCAGCAGTCGCTGGTGCATACCTAGAGACATCGCTGAGCTGGCCTGAAATGCGGAAAGCTCCCGTCGCTGGAGCACTGGTTGCTGATCCGAACACCACGCAGGCCGCTTTCAACAACACTCAGAACGTCATCGGCAGGATCACCCCGTACGGAGGATCCTGCATCTTGCAAGCCAGCGTTGGCAGCAACTCTTCCTATGTCACTGGCTACCGTTCCTGGCTCGACGCTGAACTCTGATGGCCGTTCGCAGCAAGACCGGCGTCGCCCGCATTGACCATCAACCGGGTCCGCCCAAGACCACACGCCAGGGTTATGGCCAGCATTCACGTCCACGTCGCCGCGGCCGCAAGAAGCTGCGGGGGCAGGGCCGTTGACCAGCCCTAGAATCGCCAAGACAGGAGGCTTCCGCCCATGACTACGACCTTCCTCCATGGTGTGGAGGTGCTCCAGATCGACACCGGAGCGCGGCCAATTCAGACCGTGCGCTCCAGCGTGATCGGTCTGATCGGCACAGCGCCCAGCGCTGACGCCACCAAGTTTCCGATCAACACTCCGGTGCTGATCGCCAGCCGCTCCGACATGGCGGGCCTCGGCGTTGACGGCACGCTGCAGCAGTCGCTGGATCTGATCTACGACCAGGCCGGTGCGGTCTGCGTGGTGGTCCGCGTCGAGGAAGGCGCCAGCGAAGAGGCGACCATCACCAACGTGGTGGGCGGCATCAACAACACCTCCGGCGCCTATGAGGGCGTGCACGCCTTCCTGGCTGCTGAGAACGCCGTCGGCTTCACCCCTCGGATTCTGATCGCTCCTGGCTTCAGCCATCAGCGCACCAGCAACGGCATCCTGACGATCCCCGTCACCACCCAGGGCAGCGGTTACACCACCGCCCCTGCAGTGACCATCCCTGCGCCTCCCGCTGGCGGCACCCAGGCCACGGCTGTCGCCGTGCTCGGCACTGGCGTCAACGCCGGCAAGGTGGTGAGCATCACGATCACCAACCCTGGCAGCGGCTACAACACCAACCCCAGCGTCACGATCGCTGCACCCCCCTCCGGTGGCGTGCAGGCCGTGGCTGGCACAACCACCCGCGGCACCGTGCGCTCTCGCGTGCTGGCTGAGCTGCTCGGCATCGCCAACCGTCTCCGCGCGGTGATCATCGCCGACGGCCCCAACACCACCGATGCCGCTGCGATCCAGCTCAACGACGACTTCGGCTCCGACCGGATCTACGTCATTGACCCCTGGGTGCTCGTGGCTGGCGAGGCCATCCCTGCTTCGTCCGCTGTGGCCGGCATCATCAACAAGGTCGACAACGAGCGCGGCTTCTGGTGGTCGCCCTCCAACAACGAGATCGCCGGCATCGAGGGCACCGCTCGCGCCATCGACTTCCAGCTGGGCGACTACACCTCTCGGGCCAACCTGCTCAACGAGCAGAAGATCGCCACGATCATCCGTGAGCAGGGCTTCCGCCTCTGGGGCAACCGCTCCCTGGCGATGGACCCCCTCTACGCCTTCCTGTCGGTGCGGCGCACCGCGGACATGATCAACGAGTCGATCCTGCGCGGTCACCTCTGGGCCGTCGATCGCTGCATCACCGCCACCTACCTGGAGGAAGTGATGGAGTCGGTGCGCGGCTACCTGCGCAGCCTCAAGTCCCGCGGCGCCATCCTCGGCGGTGACGTCTGGGTTGACCCCGATCTCAACACCCCGGCGAACATCGCCAACGGGCAGGTGTTCTTCGACTTCTCCTTCACTCCGCCCTACCCGGCGGAACGGGTGACCTTCCGGTCGCACCTGGTCAACAGCTACGTCGTCGATCTCTTCGCTTGAGGACCTGACCCATGGCCCAAATCCCCCGCGTACTGAAGAACTTCAGCCTGTTCGTCGATGGCCGCGGCCTCGCCGGCACCATCCAGACGCTGACCCTGCCTACGCTCACCACCAAGATGGAGGAGTTCAGGGGCGGCGGCATGGATGCCCCCGTCGAACTCGACATGGGCATGGAGAAGCTCGAGGGCACCTTCGAGCTGGCCGAGTACAACCCGGACATCATTGCCCTGTTCGGCCTGGCCTCTGCTGACACCCGCCTCACCGCTCGTGGCGCCATGCGTCGCGATGGTGAGAACGCCGTGGCTGCGGTGGTGAACATGACCGGCAGCATCAAGGAGCTGGATCCTGGCGACTGGACCGCTGGCGACATGGCGACCGGCACGTTCGGCTACAGCCTGCGCTACTTCAAGCTCACCGTCGGCGGTCGCGACCTGGTCGAGATCGACAAGGTGAACATGATCCGCCGCATCAACGGTGTGGATCAGCTCGAAACCATCCGCACCGCCATCGGAGTCTGACCTGAATGACCAAAGCCCTGCACCCCAACACCGCAAAGATCGAGCTCGACTTCCCGATCGAGATCAGCGGCGTGGCAGTGAACCACCTGATCATGCGTCGCCCAAAGGTGCGTGATGATCTGGCGGCGGCGAAGTCTGGCGGCAGCGATGAGGACAAGGCGCTGATGCTCATGGCCAACCTCTGTGAGGTGACCGTTGAGGATCTGCTGGAGCTCGACTCTGCCGACTGGGCAAAGCTGGAGAAGCAGGTTCAGGATTTCAGGCAGGCCAGGCGGTAGAGGGCCAGATCCGGCGGGCGGCGGTGCTGCTCGCTGGGTGGACCGCAACCAGCCTGGCCGATGTGCTGGAGATGGAGACCGACGAGTTCTGGGCTTGGTTTGTCGAAGCCCAGACCGTTCAGAATGAGATCGCCAAGGAGCTCGGCAGGAAATGATTGGCGGCGGCCCGCAGAAGATCACGGTCGAGATCGGCGGCAAGATCGCCAGCTCGCTGGGTGCATCTCTGCGTGGTGCGCAGATGCAGGTGTCGTCGTTCGGGCGCAACGTCACCCGGACGATGAACGATGCTGCCATCGCCGGGAAGAAGGGCTTCAAGGGGATGCTCGACAGCGCCGCCTGGCAGGGCGCTGCGATCGGCGCAGCTGCGATCGGCGCCGGCCTGACGGCCAGCGTCCGCACCGCGGCTCAGTTCGAGGCGGTGCTAGCCGACATCGGCAAGACATCTGGCGCCAGCTCTGATCAGCTGAAGGGCATCAGCCAGCAGCTGCTCGCGCTGAGCGGCCGGAACGCCACCAACCTGGCGCCGCAGAAGCTGGCCGAGGGCCTGCAGGATCTGGTGGCCCAGGGCCTGGAGCTGCCCGACGCCGTGGCCTCCCTGGAGGCGCTGGGCAAGGTGGCGACCGCCACGAACTCCGATCTGCTCGACGTCACCAAGACCGGCTTCCAGCTGCAGAACGCGCTGAAGATCCGGCCGACGGAGCTCAAGGCCACCTTCGATGCGCTGGCCTTCGCCGGCAAGCAGGGCGCCTTCGAGCTGAAGGACATGGCGCAGTTCATGCCGACGATTGCGGCGGCGGCACGCTTGGGATCAAGGGTCAGCAGGGAGCTGTCAGCCTGGCGGCAATGATGCAGATGGTGCGCAAGGACGCGCCCGATGCAGGCCAGGCAGCGACGCGCCTGACCGACGCGATGCTGAAGATGACCGCGCCAGACGCGGTGAAGAACTTCAAGAAGTTCGGCGTCAACATTGAGCAGGTGCTGAAGGACGCCCGGAAGAAGGGTGTCAACCCGATGGAAGCTGCGCTTGATGAGCTGCAGCGCGTCACCGGCGGTGACACCTTCAAGCTCTCGCGGATCTTCGGCGACAAGGAGGCCAAGCTGGCCCTGATGTCGCTGATGAAGTACCGCAAGGAGTACGACAAGCTCAAGGCGGACGCCGGCGGCGCTGCCGCTGCAGGCACTGTCGACCGCGACTACCAGCGCAGCTTGGCGACGTTCCAGGGCACGCTGGCCAGCTTCCAGAACAGCACCCAGCGGCTCGGCATCACGCTCGGCAATGCGCTCCTGCCGGCGCTCACCAGCCTGGCCACCGCCATCACGCCGTTGGTGGAGGGCTTCGCCAACTTCGCAGCAGCCAACCCTGCTATCGCCACCGGCATCGTCGCGATCTCTGCCGCCTTCGCCGGCCTGGTCGTTGCGCTGCCGTTCATCTCCAGCGCCATCAGCATCTTCGGCACGCTCAGCACCGCCATCACCGCAGCCGGCGGCGCTGGCGCGGTGTTCGCTGGCGTCATGGCCGCCATCACCGGCCCGGTTGGTCTCACGGTGCTGGCGATCATCGGGATCGGCCTGGCCTTCAAGGCTGCCTACGACAAGGTCGAGTGGTTCCGCAATGCGGTGAACGGCTGGGCCAGCGGTGTGATGCAGGTGTTCTCCGGCATCGGCCAGTTCATCACCAACACCTGGGGCCTGATCGTCGGGATCTTCACCGGCGACACCGCGAAGATCACGCAGTCCTTCAACGGAATGGGCAACGCACTGCAGACGATCTGGGGCGGCATCGTGCGCGGCGCTCAGGCTGTGTGGGGTGGCGTAATCGCAGGTGCGAGCGCAGCGGTGCGCGGCATCGTCGCGTGGTTCCAGAACCTGCCGACGATGATCGGCAACATTTTTAGAGGCCTGGTGACCGTAGCCAATTTAGTGCTCACTAAAATGGCGAGCTTCTTTAAGGCGTTTGGACCCAAGATCCTGTCCTACATGTTCCCACTGCCGGCAATGATTATCCGGCTGTTCACCAACGGCGGCATCGGCCAGCGGATCATCACGTCGATCATCAACGGGCTCAAGTCGAAGTTCGCTGCGCTGGTTGGGTGGATTCGCGGCGCATGGCAGAAGATCAGCGGCATGTTCGGCGGTGGCAACAACGGCGCCCCGGCTGCAGCACCCAACCCGCCCGGCCGCGCTACCGGCGGCCCCGTGCGCGCAGGTCACCCCTACATCGTCGGCGAGCGGCGCCGTGAGCTATTCGTGCCTGGCATGGATGGCGCGATCATCCCTCGCGTCGCTCGGCCCGTCACCGGCGGCGGCGGCGGCGTCACGATCAACGCCCCAATTACGATCCATGCAGCGGGTGGCAACGCCATGGAGATCCGCGACCAGGTGCGCGCCGCCTTCGAGGATCTGATGGCGATGGCCTCGAGCGGCTACCGCGTCGCACTGAACGACTGACGCCATGGCACGCCCCCTCTTCCAGCTCGGCTCCTTCCAGTTCGATCTCGCCAACGGCGTGCCCCAGACCCTGGACCGCACCGCCGACTATCGATGGGATGTGCAGGAGCGTCTGCTGCGTGATCCGGCCGCGCAGTTCCTCGGCCCCGGCAGCCAGGAGATCACGCTCGATGGCGTGCTCTACCCCGGCTTCAGCGGCCGCCAGACCACCATGGAGACCCTGCGCGAGCTGGCCGCCAAGGGCGAACCGCAGATGCTCACCGATGGCCTGGGCAAGGTCTACGGCAAGTGGGCGATCCGTCGCGTGCAGGAGGGCCTCAGCACCTTCGCGCCCGGCGGCGGCGCACGACAGATCAGCTTCGGCATCAGCCTGGTGCGCTACTCCGAGGACAACCCGGGCGAGGCCGCCAGCCCGCTCAGCATGAGCAACGCCAGCTACGCCACCAAGGGCGTCGAGGGCTTCCCTTCGCTGACCGGCCAGGACAGCGCCTTCAAGGCTGTGGACTGGGCGAAGAACCCGCAATACTCCGTGGCATCCACCCAAGCGCAGGCCGGCGGCCTGAACCTGGGCCAGCTGGCATCGATCAGCCAATCGATCGCCAATCAGGACTACGTGGGCGCAGCGCTCAACGCCTTCGGCATGAACAATCTGAGCAGCGGACAGCAAAGCGTCTGGACGCAGCTGGGGCTGAACGCTGCGCAGATGGCGCAGGAGTGGGCCCAGGGTCGCGGCGCGCCGACGATGGCGGTGGCGCTCGACGCCCTGCGGCCGGCTACCACCAGCATGCTCAACACGCTGGGCGGCTCACCGGAGAACGGCTCAGCGCTGGCCAGCATGATCCGCGATGCGGCGACGCTCGGCACGCTGCTGGACGTTGATCCGAAGATCACTGATGCAGTTCGCCAGGCGGTGCAGCAATGAGCCAGCTCTACGTCACCCGCCAGTTCGATGAGGTCGATCACATCTGCTGGCGGTACTACGGCCGGACGCAGCAGACCGTCGAGGCGGTGCTGCGCGCCAACCCGAACCTGGCGGATCTGATGCCGATCCTGCCGGAGGGCCTGCAGATCCTGCTGCCTGATCTGCCGACGCCAAGCACCAGCGAGACGATCAGGATCTGGGATCAGCTGCCCACGGCGGCCAGTGGCACCGGAGCGGCATGACGACACCAGCGTTCCGCATCGAGGCGAACGGCGGCGACATCACGCAGCTGATCGCTGATCGGCTGCTGAGCATGCGCCTGAACGAACAGGCGGAGCAGCAGAGCGACAGCCTGGAGATCACGCTGGACGATCGCGACAAGCGCATCCCGGTGCCGTCGAATGGAACATGGCTGCGCGTCTGGCTTGGCTACTCGAGCGGCGGCCGCAAGCCGGTCTACATGGGCGCCTTCGCGGTCGATGAGGTGGAGCTCAGCATGGGCCCGCGCAGCATGGTGATCAAGGCGACCGCCAGCAACACCGCGCCGACCCTGCAGAAGGAGCAGCGCACCAAGAGCTGGCACAACACCACCCTCGGCGCGGTGGTGCAGGAGATCGCCGGGCGGCACAATGTCGTGCCGGTGATCAAGGGCGCGCTGGCCAGCCAGCAGATCAAGCACGAGGACCAGACCAACGAGAGCGATCAGGCGTTCCTCACCCGCCTGGCGGAGAAGTTCAAGGCGACCATCAAGCCGGCCGACGGCCGGCTGGTGGTGGTGCCTCGTGGCGCGACCGACAACGCCGGCAGCGTCACGATCCGCCAGGAGGAGGTGACCAACTGGCGGGCGACGCTGAAGAACCGCGGCGCCTATGGCGGGGTGAAGGCCAAGTGGCTCGATCGCACCGTCAACAAGGAGAAGGTGGTCACCGCTGGCGAGAGCGGCGGCGCGCTGCCGGTGTTCGAGGAGAAGCAGCTCTATAAGACCCAGGCCGAGGCGCAGAAGGCGGCCGAGAGCCGGCTGCAGTCCCTGCGCGCGGGCGAGGTGCGGGTGAACATCACGCTGCCCGGCCGGCCGGATGTGAACGCTGAGGGCATGGTGACGCTGACCGGCTTTCGCGGCGAGGTGGACGGCACCTGGAACGTGAAGAACGTCACCCACGATCTGGGCAGCTCGGGCTATGTCACCACCGTCGAGTGCGGCACCCAGGGCGAGGAGAACAACGATTGGACGACCGGCCGCAATGGCGGCGGCAGCACGACGGGAACGATCGCACGCACCGGATCCAGCGGTGACAGCACAGGCCCGCACCTCGATGCGCGCTGGGCGGATGGCAGGCCGATCAGCGCCGCCGATGCTGATCGCTACCTGCGAATCAACGGCCGGGCCCCCAGCTCCTACGGCGTCACCAGCAGCTACGGCCCGCGCAACTTGTTCGGGCGATCGTTCCATTACGGCATTGACTTCGGCACGCCGAGCGGGTCATCTGTGACCCTGATCAACGGCGCGAGCTACGGCCGCAACCTCGGCTACACCGGCGCCGGCGGTTATGCCGTCGAGATCAA